CGGACACCCCTCTCCACATCCTCGAACGCAAGCGACGAAGACTGGTCAAGGAACAGTATGGCGTGGAGATCACCCACAACCAGATAGCCTGGTATCGCTGGCACCTGGAGTCGGAAAAGCAGGGCGACCAGGCCAAGATGGACGAGCAGTTCCCCTGGCTGGAAGACGACGCCTTCGTGGCGACAGGTTCTATTTTCTTCACCAACGACAGCCTCACCGCCGGCATGAAGCGGGCGCGCCAGCAGGCCTTCATGCCGTTCAAATACATGATGTCTGAACGCTGGCAGGACACTGTCGTCATCGCAACGAGGGACCGCCGTGCCGAGCTTAAAGTATGGGAGGAGAGCGACCCCGCAGGACACTACGTTATCGGTTGCGATCCGGCATATGGAAGCTCTGATGAAGCTGACCGAGCCGTCATCCATGTTGCACGCTGCTTCTCCGACCGAATTGTCCAGGTTGCTGAATTTGTCTCGCCTGTTATCTCGACGTATCAATGCGCTTGGGCCTTATGCCACCTCGCCGGATACTACCGCAACGTGATGGTGAATCTGGAAATGAACGGCCCCGGCGAGGCGGTGTTCAACGAAATCAACGCGCTGCGCACCCAGACCCACGACATGATCAACCACAAGCAGGACGGCAGGGAGGCGGACGACCTGCGCTATGTGCTCAACAACATGCGGCACTACCTCTACCGCCGGGCCGACTCCATGGGGGCCGGCCTCGCCTACCAGTGGCGCACCAACGGCACCAACAAGCCGCCGATGATGCACTCGCTCAAGGATGCCTTCGAACTGCACCGCTTCGTCATCAACTCGATGGCGCTGCTGGACGAGATGAAGACCATCGTCGTCAAGGACGGCTCGATCCTGGCCGAGGGCAACAACAAGGACGACCGGGTGATTGCCGCGGCATTGGCGCACGAGGCCTGGCGGCGCTGGGTGCAGCCCCGCCTGCGCAACATGGGCTTGACTTTCGAGCGCGCCTACATGGAGTCTATCGGGTCCGGCCCCAACCAGGTCCAGCAGATCGGGATTAACTATTTGAAGGGCCAGCGCATCCTCGTGGACGGGAGCAAGCTGCAATGAGGCGGAGCATCGGGGTAAGTCAATGAGCGAGGTGGTGCCTATCCTGTCCAAGGCGGACCCGGTGGACGAGGCGCTGGCCTACGTGCGCGACAAGTGGGTGCAGAACATCACCCCGATGCGTACCGCCTGCTTCCGCTGCGGCGTCGACTCGCCCATCATCCACGTCCCGCTCGGCACCATCGCGTTCGGCGTGCCGGTCAAGCGCGGCGAAACCGATGTCACCAGGGCGGTGCAACTCGCCTTCGACAAGATCGGCTGGAAGTTCCAGAATCGCAGGTCCTACTGTACTCAATGTAGAAATTTGGGGAGCGTCGGATGATGGTGAAATACCCTGACTATTGACGAGATCATCAGGTGGTTCCGTCGCTTCAAGTATGACCCGGAATTCCGGGACCAGAACGGCTCCCTCACGGTGAGGCTCGCGCCGCTGTGCGAGATTGCCGGCCTCGCCCGGCAGAACGTCCACCGCATCCTGCGCAGGGAAATTGCGCTCACCGAGAACTACCGCGTCCGCCTCGAATATGCGATCGAGTGCGTGCAGAACGGGTTGCGCTGGCAGCGCAAGGACGGCGTCTACCACATCGTCGGCGACGACACCTGGCAGCGGATGCCGCGCTACGAATCCGGCCGCCCGCGCACCCGGAGGGCCGCATAGCATGGTGATTCGCAGTTGGTTTTGTCTAAATAAATTCTGCACCCATGCCTGGGACGGCGAGGGCGACTATCCCCCGTGTCCCAAGTGCGGCGGCATCCGGGTGCAGTGGGTTCCCCGTCCCGTGGCGATCCGCTCCGAGGCCACCAAGAAGATCGACATGACGGTCAACCAGTTGGTGTCCACCTACGGCGACAAGAACTACCGCTCGCCGCGCACCCATGAATCGGTGGCGCCGCGCGTCAATCCGGTCCAGACGCCCGGCAAGACCCAGCGGTTCCAGCCCGCCGGCATGGCCGGCTGGGCGGTCGACATGCCGGTCGATGCCAACGGCCAGCCGGTGTCCGTCTGCGCCCCCACCGGGGTGACGGCCCGCCTGGCCGTGGGTGCCGACCGTCTGGGCGTGAAGACACCTCTCAGCAAGGCCTCGCCCTCGCCCACCGGCTCGGTCCCCAGCTACGAGGCCCGCCACAACCCGCCGGGAGGCGTCAAATGATCGTGCCGCGGGGGAAGGTCAAAGGCGGCAAGGACCGCGACGACAAGGTGCAGACGATCCTCGACATCTGCCTGGCCAGTAAGCGCGACCGCGAGGCGCTCTACCTGCGCCGCAAACGCTACTTCATGTTCGGCACCACCGACTACGCCGTGGAAGTAAAGTATAACCGCCTGCAGGCCCACACCGACCTGGTGGCGTCGTTCCTCTACGCCGCCGACCACTGCCGCTACAACATCGCAGCCCCGCGCAACTCCGACGACGAGACGGTGGCGCAGATCACCGCCCTGGAAGACGAGTGGAACGACACTTTCAGGGACACCGGCATCGCCTACATGTTCAACGAGGCTGTGCTCTGGGCTCTGATCTACGACAGCATGTTCATCAAGATGGGCTGGAATGACGCCCGCGACCAGATGTTCGGCCGCCTGTTCGGCCCGCACGACTTCGCGGTCTACGACGAGAGCGAACCCGACCTCGACTCGCAGGAGGCGTTCGTCCACTCCTACAGCATCAACTGGGACAACGCCGTGATGCGCCTGCTGCGCGCCGGCAAGAAGCCCGAAATCAAGAAGATGGCGGTGCGCCCCGGCGTGTTCTCCGACGACATGCCCCCGGTGCTCGCCAATCTCCTCATTTCATCGACCGGCGGACCCAACATCTCCGGGGCCATGAGCGGGCGCGCCACCGTCGACTACGAGCCGCGCGCCACCTACGACCCCAACTCCGACAACCCGATGGTCCGCTTCCACGAGGTCTGGGTGTGGGACGACGTAACCGAGGATTACGCCGTTTTCACCATGTGCGAGGGCGTCGACGGTGTGCTGTCCGACTCGCGCGACACCGTCGAGGCCATGGCCAAGGTCACCCACCTGGACAGTCTCAAGAAACGATACCGAGGCAAGTCCAACATCTTCATCGAAAACGAGCACCCGTTCATCCATGTCAGGCCCTATCCGCTTTACAATTTCTTCTGGGGCGAAGCCCATAGCGACCGTCTCATACCGCTACAGGTTTGGACCAACGAGAGGCTTCAGCAAATCAGTGATATTTTGGAGCGCCAGGTTGATCCGGCCAAAGTCTTTTCCGGGTTTATGGGGCTCTCTGACGAAAAGGCCGAGGCGCTCGGCGGTCCCGGCACCTGGGTGCTCGACATGGTTCCGGGGGCCAAGGTCGACGAACTCAAGCCCTCTATGCCCGATGACATCTTCGCCGAGTTCAACCAGATCGGTCAGATTTTCCTCGAAGCCTCCGGCCTCACCGAAACCGTCACCGGCCAAGGCACGGCGGGGGTGCGGGGCCGCGGCCACGCCAAGCAACTGGCCACGACCGGCTCGGGCCGCATCAAGAAGGTTGCGGTCGGGCTTGAACAGCCGCTGGTCAAGATCGGCGACATCGGCATCAAACTGCTGCAGCGCAATTCCGCCGAGCGCATCACCACCGACACCCAGCAGGAACTGATCCCCGCCCTGGTGGCGGAGCGCAAGCTCAAGATGCGGGTCGCCGGGCATAGTCATAGTCCTTTGTTTGCTGATGATAGTCGCGAACAAGCGGCCGGTTTGTTTAAAGCAGGATGTATCGACCGTGAAATGCTCTTGCGAACCCTCAATCCTCCAGGCGTGGATGGTATGATCCACGCGCTGCGCAAGCGGGTGAAGGCGGAGACGCAGCAGGCCCAGCAGAAGCTGGCCGCCGGCATCAAGGAGAAGGGCAAGGCGGCTTAGGGAAGTTCAATTTTGCAAACTCGCCAAAGCGTTTTCTTGCTTCCCTGTCGTAGGCGAGGGCAGCGTCTTCCTTGTTGAGATAGTATCCGAGATGCAGGTAGGTGCCGATGGCATGGTTGCCTATCTGGGCCATCCATCCTTTTCCGCTTCGGGTGATTCCTCTAAATCCATGCGGGTTTTTCTGTCGACTGTTTCCTGAATTTTCAACGAACGTGCATTGACGCAGGTTGGACCGCCGGTTGTCCAGGCCGTTCCCATTGCAATGATCGACTATTTGGTCGGGTGACAGCCCAAGGATCAATCGATGTAGGCGGTGGACGGTCTTGCCGGTTCTGGACCCGGCATAGAGATTGTTTTTTCTTAGTTTGGTGTTGCGAATGCACCAAGCTCGGCGCTCAAGAAAATGAGCATCCTCCGGCGAGACTAAGGTGACGTGTCCCTTGGTGATGGAAGTCCAGGCGTGGTCGCCGCAGTTGCAAACATGAACCGGGCGTGGCATCGTCTTGTAAGCCATGATCATTGCTCCACAGTGATCTGGTTAGGGTCGCGGGTGCTACAACACCCGCCTGGCCCGCCTTCATAACCCACCCCGGCCCACAGGGCCAGAGGCAAACATAGGAGGCTGCCATAGCTCGCAGGCATCGTCGCGGCAGGCGTCGGTAGGCAGTAATCCCTACCTTCACCTTTCAACAGTTTTTGGACCCATCAACTGCCCCGCCGACCCGCGGGGCTTTTTCATGGGAAATTGGGGCGGGCGAACTCGCCAAAGTGCTTTCGGGCGGCGACATCGTAGGCTCTGGCGGCGTCTTCTTCTGATTCGAAGTACCCGAGGTAGGTATTTTTCCCGACTTCCAAGGTGATTGTCGCCTTCCATTTTTTTGAGGTTTTTTCAAAAGTAACGCCGACATATTTGCTCCATCCACCAATTCTAGAGCGGCTGTTTCTGGCGTTTAACTGCCTGTTTGCCAGACGCAGGTTGGTGCGGCGACAGTCTTCCCCGTGACCGTTTATGTGATCCACTTCAAACTTCCGGTCATCTATTGATAAAACAAGACGGTGAAGGCGCGTGCCGTGTTTTCCGGTCTTGATATAGCCGGTTCTGCTGTGGCGAGTCGCTTGAGGTGCCCAGCCCCAAGCGCGAGATGCGAGAACAGGGGCGTCTTCAGGGGAGACTAAAGCAACAAATCCTCGTGTGGCTGACGCCCATGCGTGATTTCCGCATTCGCACAAATAAACCGGACGTGGTCGAGTGGTCATGGATCCCTCCAGTTGACCACTTACTATACATCCCCAGACGTAACTATTCGCAAGGCCTTTTTGGGCTTAATTATTTCGGCCGAATAATTCCCGGAGCGAAAATGCCTCCGCCTTTCGGCCCGCAACCTCCCATGACAGCCGGCGGAATGTTGCCGCCGCGGCCGACTTTGCCGGGCAATCCAGCCGGCGGTCCTGCCGGTCCTGGATCTACTCCGGCGCTTGCTCCAGGCGCGGGCGCGGGCAACGAGGCGGCGGCCGACGCGCAGGTGAAGACCGCGATCGAGACGCTGCATCAGGCGCTGCTCAAGTACCCGATCGCCTCGAAGAAATACAACGGCCTGATCAACGCGGTGCGCGCCCTGACGGCGAATTTCGGCAAGGAGTCGGACGCCGCGCTGCAGCCGGCCGCCGTCAAGCAGATGGCGGAAGCGGCCAAGGTCGGAGCTCCAATGGGCGGTGGCGCCCCGCCCCCAGGCATGACGCCGCGCCCGCCCATCGCACCGCCCATGATGGCCCCGATGGCCATGCCGGGCGGCGAGTAACAGGAGAACGACATGGCGGAATACACGTACCTCAAGCCGAAAGTCTCCACTGGCGACATGGGCGAGCGCAAGAAGAAGAACGGCTTGTTCCAAAATGTGCCCGGCTACCCGGAACTGGGCGGCTTCTCCGCTGCCTCCAAGGTGAAGGCCTCCGACCGCCCGCTGGCATTAGAAAAAGGTGACCTCACAAGAAAAGGAAAGCCAATTTAGCCGATGAACCTCCTGAAACATTTTATGGCTTCGAAGGTCAACTCCGGCGGCAACAACGAGTTGCTGGCCAGCCTCAAGCTTGAAACGGTCTACGAGATTACCGCACTGTGCCTGCAACTCGCCGGCAACCGCAAGACGCGCGCCCGGTTTCTCCGCCTCGTCGCGGAAATAGACCCCAATTACAAGCTGCCGGAGGACGTGGCCCCGAAGATGGAGGCCATATCCGATGCCGGATAAAGCCAAAGACACCATCGAGGACGGCAGCGTCATCAATCCGTTCGCCCGCAAGGGCTACCTGGTGCCGACCTCCGTCAAGATGACCGCCGACATCGGCCGCACCGCCGAGACTGCGTTCCCGGCCGGCAACCTCAAGGACGAATCTGCCGCCAAACGCTACGGCAATCCCGGCGGCTACCCCGGTCTGGCCGGCCTCAAGCTCAAAGACGGATACTGATCATGCCTCCCTCCCAGCAAACACTGATGGAACTGGGCCAGTTGGCGCTCAAACTCGCCGGCAACCCCAAGACCCGCAAGGATTTCCTCAAGCAGGTGCAGGCCGCCGACCCGAATTACCGCCCGCCCGCCGACGTGCAGCTGGAGGAGTTCAAGGCCGAGATCAAAAAGGACCAGGAAGAGCGCGAAATCCGCGCCCAGGCCGCCCGCCAGCAGAATTTCCGCTCCAACCAGCGCGCCAAACTGATCAGTTCCGGCAAATACACCGAGGACCAGGTCAAGGAAATCGAAACCGCGGTGATGAAGAAGTACGGCCTGGCCGATTACGAAGCCGCCGCCAAGCTCTACGCCGCCGATGTGGCCCCCGCCAAGCCGTCCAACCGCGAGAAATTCCGCCACGGCCAGATCTGGGAGTTCCCCAACCTGCCGGGATTGCTGCAAAACCCCGAAAAAGCCGCATCCGACGCCGCCTATGCCATCATCGATGAGATGAGGCAGGGGAGATAGATGGCACCGCCACGCACACTTCCACGTTTGAACTGCCCGCAATGCGGGAAAGAGTTCGCTCAACAGATGCGAGTGCGCACTGTTGCCTCCGGTAAGCATAAACCTGGGCATCTGATGGGCTTGATGCCTCAGAAATATTGCTCTCGGGCCTGCGCCAACTACGCGCGCCAACCAGATGGCCCGAAGGGCTACATCCATCACAGCGGCTATCGCTACTTCAACGTAGCCGGCGGAAAGCGCGGCGCGGCCATCGCGGAGCACAAGATGGTCATGGAGCAGATGCTCGGCAGGCCGCTGCGCAAGGATGAGACGATTCACCATAAAAATGGTCGGCGCGATGACAATAGACCAGAGAACCTAGAGTTATGGTCTGGTCGTCACGGCAAAGGTCATCGCGTGGCAGACCAAGTAGAGTTCGCCAAGGAAACAATAAAGATTTACGGCGAAGGGCCGTTCGATGCTTCCTTCATCGAGCGTGGAAAAGCTGATCTCGCGGCTATGTTCCCAGAGTTGGGAATACAGCTAAGTCATTGATAGGAGGCTACAATTCCGCAATTTGGCCAGGGCGTAATTCCCGCGCAGGGTGCAATTGCTGCTGAGCTTGCAGCCATAACGCGAAGAGCCTTCCTCCCAAAAGTTTTCATTCAGCTCTGGAAGAGTACGCCGTGGATGGCCGCAATGCTGTCCCACGCTCAAGTTGCCTCTGGTGGTCTGTCCCCCATCACCGTGCCGTTGCAGGGCAACCCGATGGTTACCATTCAAAATATTGGGTATGATGGTAGCTTCAACCAGCCGGGTGTGACGCCGGGGCTGCAGAACGCCGAGTTCAACCTCAAGGGCTATTTGACGGCGATTCCGTTCCTCGGGATGGAGGGCCTGGTTCAGTTGGACTACAGCGTCGTGCCGCTGATCGAAGCGCGCATGAACGACGCCACCAACGTGACGTTGGATCGGTTCTCGACCGACATGTACAACAACATTGCCAACACGCAGTCGATGATTGGGCTGCCGGCGGCGGTTGATGACGGCACCTTTGCGGCCACCTACGGTGGGCTATCCCGTCCCAACAATACCTTCTGGAAATCGGTCTACGTCCACAACGGCTCGCCCACCACCCCAACCCGCAACCTGATGCTCCAGTACATCAGCCAGGTCACGAAGGTGACGGGCGAGATCCCCAAGATGGGCCTGATGGGGTTTGGTACCTGGACCAACCTCGCACAGGATTTCACACCGAATGAACGCTATGTGGTTACACCCAACCAGTCGTTCGGAGAGGGCAAGGTCGAGGCCCTGTTCCGGGCTCTGGACGTGGCAGGCGTTCCATTCTATCCGGATCCCTACTGTCCAGAAGGCGTTTTGTATCTACTCAACACCGACTACCTCTCGCTCTACGTCCATGAGCGGGCCTCCTTCCACTTCACCGGCTTTGAATCGACGTTGGCCAACGGCCAGTTCGGCTATCTCGGGGCGTTGCTGACGCTTCTGGAGATGGTGGACGTGAAATGCAAGGCCCACGGCAAGTTCGATAACATCGCCTTCCTGAACATCTAACCGAAAGGGCGTTCACGCCCGTCTTGATGCATAAAGGGGGAAACCCATGGCTAGAATTGGCGGCTCGTTCCCCTTCAACCCGGCAGGCTCCTTCGTGGTCGCCCTGGCCGGCGGCCAGTACTTCTATCCTCCGGCCGGCTCCTATCTGGCTGCTCCAATCACCACCGCCACCACGGTTATCCAGTGGTGGGACCCGGTCACCGGTACCTGGCGCAACCTCTTCACGCCGCACCCGATCTCGTTCGATGGCTACAATTTCCGCGTCATCAACCTGCTCGGGACGGTCACCAGCGTCACCATCACGGCCGGCGGCACCGGCGGCACCAACGGCATCGGCCCGACTCAGACCGGCACCTCGTTGACCTTCACGGCTCCCGGCGGCAATGGTCTGACCGCCAGCGGCTACGTCATCATCGGCGGCGCGCTCTCGGCCCCAACCATCACTACCGCCGGTTCCGGCTTCGTGGCCGCGCCCATCATTCTGATCGACCCGCCGCCACTCGGTGGCATCCAGGCGACGGCGACCGCCGCCATCAACCCGGCCACGGGCGTTCTGGCCGCCGTCACCTTGGTCAATCCGGGGGCCGGCTATCTGGTGCCACCGACCTATTACGTGGTGCCGCAGTTCCTGGATTATCCAGGCCAGCC